TCATTGTTAAGCATCCTGTCATACACGACACTTACCCAACAGTCATCAAATATCTCAAGCTGTCTTATGACTGCCTTAAAGAACTCCATACCTGTTATATCTGCATGACCATTTGTAGGATCGTGTAATATTCTGCTTATTGCAGCCTTCTCTTCAGGATTACCTGAGCCTAACTCTATAAACTCCCACTCCTTAGCTACTGCTTGACTAGCTATTCTAGTTATTACTGTACGTAAGTGTGAATACCTGTCTGCTAATATCTCTAAATAGTTTTGATCAACAGGTGGTAAAATAGCTTCCTTGTATGCAAGATCTGAACTTACACCAGAGTACACTGGTGTCCTTGCATCTTTTATCATATTCTTTTCTAAATAATCTTGTATTCCTGACTTCCTAATTGGAGCTGGTTTGCTACGGAATCTATCGAGTAAGCCCACTTGTTATCTTTTCCAATCTAGCGTTTATCTTTTTAAGTTTATCTTTGTTTACGGAGTCTATGCTCCTTTTTAGTTTACGTGACCACGCATGCCCTGCATCGCCACCCATACGTTTCCACATAATATAGCCTTTACTAGGACGTTTCTTATTGTCAAAATTCTTACCTTGTGGATCTACTTTTTCATGTCTCCTGTAGTAAGTGTGTATCTTAATTGCAATCGGATGAGTGACTTCGGTTTTGTTAATTAACATCTTGTTAATCATAGCCGTAACCGATCCACCACCGTAGCCAAACTCCTTGTATAACTTTCGACCTAGCATAGCCTCCTTCTTTACACCGCTAGGTATAGTGTATTTCATTGTCTACTACCGTGTCTATATATGATTCTCTTGTTGCTAGGCTCGTCAACGTATTTTCGTAATACTGGCTCTAACAATCGTGCTGTACTCATGTTCTTTTCTTTAGCTATAATCTGAACCTTTTTCTTAGTTTCGTTAGTAATTCCAAACAATTCCAATCGAGTTCTACCCATATCTCTATGGGAACGTCAGTATATATACGGATATTTATACTTACCCATCATAACAATCACAAGGTATTTTAAGATCATCTTTAAAATCCATTAATGACGTTTGAGTAACTATAGCTCGTTTAAACCAATCTAATCTTTTTGGTTTATATTGTAGTAGCCCAAATTCAGGAAATCGTTTTGCTTGTAGTTCTAATTCCATTGACTTGTCATATAGTGCGGGATTGCCTTCAAGCAATCTTACCCAGTTGTTTCTTGATTGAAACGGGCAAAAGTAGCAACCTGATTTACCTGGATTCTCCCAACCTTCTTTCTTAATCCTATCTAAACAAGCTTCTCGATCCCACCCCCAATCAAGTAAAGGGTATTCATTATGCTCATACAACTTTTCTTTTTTACCTGTTTTAGGATCAACAATAAATTTAGCCCTATGACTTTCGCCCGCATCTATGCCGATCAGACGCAAAGGTAAATTTTTATCTCCCCATTTTTGTTTAATATATTTTTCAATAGGTGAAATCTTAAACTTATCAGTACATGAACGTTTTATCATTGACGGTACAGCTTTTTGATATTCGTAATAATCGTAAATACTAACTCTTTCACCTTCTACCCAATGTCCTTTTTTTACCCCTGCAACTTTATTAGACACCGTATAATATACAGTTTCAAAATGAATTTTGTGTTTCTTACAAAAAGGTATAACATACTTATCTATAAACTCGTAAGTCTCAGGCATTTCAGATCCCGTATCTGCAAATATAACTAAGTCTAATGGCTTACCTTGTTCGACCCATTCTAGCAATAATGCCGTTGAATTTATGCCTCCTCCAAAACTAAGTAAGATAGGTCTCATGCAAAATAATCCCACTTTGTATAGTTAAGCTTACGCTTGTGATCATCGTGTATTGCTAACTCACACATCCACAACGCCATTACTGCATCAGGTGTGTGACCCTCAAGCCTACCGTTCTTACCGTAAATAAGTCTGCTAAGTCCATCTACAAGCTTACGTGTTCCTGGCCTACTACCTTCATTTGAATCCTTACCCCAAGGTATAGCGTACTTCTCTTGCTCCATCTTAAGTGCAATAAGTGGTATACCTACATCATGCCTGTGCTTCTCCCTGCCTGTATTGTGCCCTACTACTGGCAACCCTGCCAAGTCTGCTGCCGCATGTACTACAAGTCTCTGATAACCATTAGACTCTACCATAATTTTACTTGGATTAAAACGTTCTGCTAACTCCTTCATGCTTACTACCTGGGCCTCTAACCAACCCTGACCCTTTGCGTATATCTTACCTGACCAAGCATACAACACTCTACGCTCTTGTGTAGTCTTGTTATAACCAATAATTACATACGCTGTCTCGTCATTCTTACTGTCCATACCTACTGCAAGATCAACACCCATGTACGTCTCCCAATCATCGTTAGCTGGCGCTGTACCCATCTCCAAGCCCTTGTCCAAACAAGCATTTAGTATCTCGTAAGGTATAACTGCACTCTCTGGATCTAACGGATTTAACATATACTCAGACTCGAATGCTCTAGATCCCATTGTTTCTTTCTCATCCATAAGCCTGTCATAAGTCCAATACTCTGGCCACCTAGGTGTCTCGTCTGGCAACAATGCAGGATGCCGTACTGTATTCCACATCTTGTTCTCCTCTACCCAATCTGTAGCGTCACCAACTCTCTTCTGTGTACCTATCAACAACATCTTAGCATCTGGAAGCCTCATAGGCATCACAACTCTACGAATGTAATGTATGACCTTCTCATCTGTTAAGTTAGGAAACTCTTGCAATATATCGTCCAAAATAATCATGTGTACGTGAGGCCCCTCAAGTGCCTTACCAATACTTGCACCATGCACCCTAGATCCGTTATTGAAATACTTAGCACCTTTACGCCATACTGCTCGCCTGTCATCAGTAGATCTAACGTAACCTTCAAGCCTCCAAGATCGTTTACAAAGTTCCTCGAACTGTTCTAACTTGTCCCATGCCTGTTCCAATGTAGCTGAAATATAAAGCGCTCTAAAGTTCTTAAAAGTCGCCATGTGGTAAGCAAGTACTGCAAGGCTCCAACTGGTCTTTAAATGGCCCCTAGCGCACATTATAGCTGTGTGTGTGCCTTTGTTAAACAACTCTTCCCACTCTCTGTGCATATCACCAAGAGGTACAAAGTCTGTAGGCTCCTGATCCATATAGCTCTGTAATATAGATTCTGCAAACTCTCCCATCGTAAGTGGTTTCTCAGAAGCTAAATCCAAAGCACTGGCAACTAACCTGGTTATGTCATTTTGATCTGCCTTGTACATTTTTTTTATCTACTTCCTTCTGATTTACAGTTACAACCATGTCTTTAACACCTTGCTCCTCATAGTATAACCAGTCTGCAATATCATACAAATTGTCACTTTCATAAACAACAACTCCTTGCCTAAAAATCCTTATCATAGCAACATATCCTCAGTAAACGGTGCTTCATTCGCACTCACAAACCTGACTTCCAAAGGATAAAGCAACGCTTTCTTCTTCAGACTTTCCATACTCTCTGTCTGATATACCTCGTAAACAATGCCTGTATCCGCATCTATAACATCTGCACGTAAACCACTCGGCTCAAATATCGCCTCAGTGTAAAACTCATGACCCCACTTCTTTAACAACATGCAGATCTCAAACTTTCTACTAACATGCTCTACTGTCTCATTAGGACTCCAACGTAATACGTTCCTGTGCCTATTTGACATGCGTAATAACCTGCTTACTTTATTTCTCTTTTTCTGTATACTCATATATCATCCTTGCTACTTTGTATGCGACTTGGGGGACGACTGCGTTTCCGAGTGTTTTAAGTCTGTCCACCCTATTGGGAACCCCATTAGCCACTCTACCCACATTGGGTTCAACGTCCCACCCTTTCCACCTTGAGGTTCTACTGCAAAATCCAACCTGTTGGATCTGTCGTGCGCCCGTTTGTGATTCTTTGACCATCCCTTGTAATCGCTTTGTGTTGGTGTTGGAAACGTCTCCATGTGACCTACTGCGTCTTTCAACTTTACGCCCCATGTCTCTCCTTTTTTGTTTTTCCTGCTGAAGCTCCCGTTTCGTAATTCTACGTTTTTTGCCAGTCCGCCTTCCGTGTCGCTTGCCTTTGGCGTTGGCCACATCTTTACCACCTCCTCCAGATACAACGGCACTGAGGTCCTCCCGATTGACTTTCGAAACTTTAAACTCTTCTCTAACGTCTCTTGTGTCCTTGATGGATTGCGGACTGTCGGTGTGGGCCACAATAAAGACCCTTTCCCTTCTGTGCGGCGCTCCAACGCCACCTGGTCCTCCCGCTGGGTACACGTCCCAGACTGCATCATACCCGCTCTCGGCCAAGTTCCTGAGTACTCCTGCAAACGCCCGTCCAGAGTTTGCTGAAAAGAGCCCTGTGACGTTTTCAGCCACAACCCATCTTGGTCTAATTTCGCAAATAAGCCTGTAGAACTCGTCCCACAACCACCTTTCATCATCAACTCCACCACGCTTTCCTGCAACGGAGACGGGCTGACAAGGGAATCCTCCGCATAAAATGTCAACTGGCTCGATTTCTGCACCTTTGACTTCGTAGATGTCTTTGTATTTTGGGACTCTAGGCCAATGTTTGTCAAGGATCTGTCTACAGTAGTCATCTATCTCAACCTGCCAAGCACACTCGAACCCCGCCATATCCATGCCAAGATCAATACCGCCAATACCACTAAACAAACTGCCATAACGTAACTCATTTCCGCCCACCAATCAGATCTCCTACTACTTTTGTATTACACTTTACACAGCCTAACGTAGGCCGTCCCTTTCTCTCAGGCGTGTAAAACACAGTCTTGTGCAACTGCCTGTGCTGTATCTCGTAAATCTCACCACAAAGGTGGCAACTAAAACGCCACTTCATGCGCCACCTATCGCTTGTAAACAGTGCTTGCACGTGATCATGGCCGCTCTGCGGCCCCGCATTTTTCGATACTCCTGCTCTGTACACTCATATCCACATAACGTCATTTTTGTTGTCTCACTTGCCGCATGTCGCTTCCTCATAACTTCTTTCTTAACATGTCCCTATACGATTCTACACCTAACCAAAACCCAACTATAAACGAAGCAAACATCAATAACAAAATAACAATACTACTCATATATCACCACTATCATATTTGCCATTATAACATATCGGACACCGATCATACACATCAGTCTCTACTACCTCTCCACAATCTGGACAATCAATAATTCCGCTACCATCTATAAAATCACATATATCCTCAATCATTGCGACACTCCTGACAAAAACTGCCATGTTCCTCTACATCCACTGGCGTAATAATCATACCACACGCCTTACACCTCCACATCTGACTCTCCTAACATATCTTTCAACATCTCCTTCATTAACAAAGTAAAGATATTCAAACCCGTCTCAAACGCCTCTAGCTCCTTATCTTTATACTCCATAACATTCTCATTACGGATCTTGATCGCATGCTCAATCAACTCATTCAACTGAACAACCCAAGCATGTAAACTATTTGACATCTTTCTCCTCGTATTGTCCCATTACCCATATATGCAGATCATCCATAGCCGCATGATAACCTGTCAAATAATCCTTCAAACTAGCATCACCCATAGGACCCCAATCCTTGTCATGTATATCATCAACCAAACCTGCCTTCTTGCGCTTCGCAAAATTTAACACCTCTACCTTACGTATCTTCATCTTAAGATCCTCATTGGTCCATACCCTACCGTACTTCTTACCGTAGTTCTGCGCCTCGTCCGCACTCATTCTTCACCTCTCAGTAGCTTAATGTAGCGCAACAAAAAATTCTGCCGTAGCATGTTGTCCTCTATTGTCTCATCTAACGCCTTCTTAATACATCCTGTAACATGCTCGATCAACTCCTCCTTCTCCTTCTCATTCTCTACCCATTGCTCCTGCATCTTAGTCAATGTAGCAAACTCGTGCGCCCTTATATCTGCACCATGTTTGTTTCGCATCCTCTCTAAAAACTCCTGGCGTACCTCCTCTACCTCGCCTATCATATTCTTCATATCCAACTTAGCATCAGCCATAGTCTCTGTCATAACCTCATGCTCCATAGTGCTACGCTCCTCATCCCAGCCATATTTCTTCACCCATCTGTCTACTGTAGTATGTGCCATAGGTGGATCATAAGATCCCTGCTTGTTAACCTCCTTAGCTACCTCCCTAGTAGTCAAACCCTTCAAATATAACTTAAACGCCGCCTGTCTGTCTGCAAGCGTATACTTGCGGTTCATCTTACCCTTAGCCATTCCTCTTACTCCTCTCTACGTGCATCCATATCGCATCCCATATCTCATCTGCAAATGTTGTCTCATTCTTCTTGCAGATCATATCTAGCTCATCCCAAAGCTCGTTCTTAGCATCATTCCTTCCTGGCGTAATCAAGTACGACTTTGGTTTTTCTTTATTCTTCGCCCAAGGCATAACTACACAGTGGCTTCCCGTATATATATCCTTCTCATAGCATATTTGATCCAAAAAAAAATTTAAGACAGAGGTAACCCCTCGTAGCGATTTTTGCTACAATTTATAGACAAAGGTAGTTTTAACACGTTGGGTGTACCCTTGACATAAGACCCCAGTATTGATTTATTTTTTTATTCCTGAAATCCTGCACTAGATTTTAATAAGGAATTTATTTTATTTTTATTTTTCTAGGTGTTGCGTTGTGTACTGCCAAATTATTTTTGTTGCTCACGTGCGATTAAATCTGTTTTGTAT